AGATAACGAAGGTTAGGCCGATGATCAGGAACAGGATAAACAGCCAGAGGGCCGATTGGTTGCGGTGTTTCATTGTTCTTCCTCCACTTCTACGGTCTTAGGTTCGAACTTGTGATCGGTCGGACCCCACTTATGCACGCTCCCATAGAAGCTATAGGTGGGATTGCCTGCGGTTTCTTCTCCGCACACGGCGCATACGATCTTGGTCTTCATTGTCCAACCTCATATTCCACACCATTGATCTTGATCCACTTGATGCCCTCAATAGGGATTGTGCGCCATTGACCATCCGATGTAGACTCGTCTCCCGCCATGCGATAAACCGAGATTAATCCCTTGCCGCTAAAGCTGTAGGCAGCTTCACCGCCCGCGCGTCCAACCGTCACGGTAGAACCTAAACGAAAGCGTCCTTCTCGAACTTCACCCGATCCACGGGTAACGAACTTAACCGAAAAGACTTTGCCGTCCGTGCCATTGATGAGCGTTGCCGCGTCTTGATTCGTAATCTTCATGCCCTAAGTATACCTAAATCCTGCACCATGTCAAGAGCCTAAATCTGATTTCTCTAAACCATTGTAGAATAAGAGGTTATATTAATGGGGCCCCCTGCGTGTTACGATTTCGTAACATTTGGGGTTCTTATCAGTAAGGCTTCCAACTCTCGTCGTTACCCTTAAGGTAATCTTTAACAAGAGCTTCTAGGATGTTTTGAGTTTTGGTTTGACCATCAATTGCTTGATAATTCAAAGACTTGTAGACCTTTTCCGTTAGGTCTTCGTCACTAACACCAACTGCCCAGAACTCAGTAACTTCCTCCGGATGCCCAGTGCAGTCCACCTCAAAGGTAACACGGAAGTCCACGCCATTCACCACCACTAACCCGGTCTTTGTTCTCATGCCCTTATTATAGTCCAAAGCCAGAGATTGTCAAGCCCCAAAAAAATTTTTATAACTCAGGCCTACAGAAGCACTTATGCCACCGGAAAAAAACGCGAAAAAAAGATTGACTGGGTCTTGCTTTCGAGCCAGATGAACCTAGATAATTAACAACATTCTCTCTAACTTTTTTTTAGCAAGTTCCAAAAAACCTTAGGAGTCCCATAAAGCCCTGAGACTCCTCATAGATTTCTAAAAAACTTTAAAAACCTATGGGTCCCATCCACGGCAAGGAATATTAGTTTTAGGGGTAGCAAGGGGATCATAAAAAAAGAGTCCCAAGAGAAAACTTGGGACTCCCGGTAGTACCTAGGATCACCTCCGATCAAACCCCGACAGGTAAAGGATTATTTGATGAGTGGTACTACCTAAGGAACCTGTCAGGGGGGATGGTTTGGATTACTTGTTTCTTTTTGAACAGTAATCAGCTATCATCCACATGGTTGCGAAGAACCATACAGCCATACATACGGTTAGAATAGAAAAGAGGAAGTCTGCCATTGGTCTTCTTTGTATGTAGGTTGTCAGACAAAGCTATTACAACTTGTAAATTGAACTGTTTTAGTGCTGTTTATGATTCGTTTAAGATTAATTAAGAATTTTAGAGCACGCTTTTTACTTTTGCTGTATTGGGCCAAGCAGATAGGTTCTGCTGATTGGCTGGGCTTAAACATTACATAGTACCAAGTATCGCCTGTATTTGGTGAACTATCTTCGCTAAGTAATCTGTCTCTTTCTATCCAAATTTTTGTTTTCATAATTTAATCTCCTTGCCTATATTAGAGTAGAGGTATTAATTTTTTTATGTGGACTTCAAAGAATTTTATGTTGCGTCCAATAGCACACTGTTGAAAGGGTAGAAGTAGAAGGCCCCTTCCGTGAGAAGGGGCCTAATTATCATTCTTCTGTTTCTTCTTCTGTTTCTTGCTTGGATGTTTGTTTAGCACATCCGCAACCCGATTTCTTGGATTTTGCGAATGTTTCAAATAGCAAGGTTTGAATTAGGAAGGTTGTAGCCAATGAGAATACGCCTGTGGCTACTAGAAGTAGTGTAGGATTAGCGATCATTGGTAGCAAAGGACTTACGACTCCTAGATAGGCGAGTCCCATTCCTGCCCAAAAGCTGGTACACATTGGGCAGTTCATGAGTAGCCAACCCCATTTGCCCCAAGTCGTATCGTTGTAACGCTTGGCAAAGAAGGTTCTGATTGGTTCCATGATCGTTGAGTATGCCATTAGCACACCTATTCCGTAAACAGTTAAAACCCAAAATAAAAATTCCATCATGATAGATCTCCGAGAAGTGAAATAGGCAATTTATTGTGGTCAATGAACGCTTGCCTATTTTTATGCCATGACTCCCTACCTACAAGTTGACCGCTTGAGTGGTGAATCATGGTTATTGGTACTGCTCTATTACGCATTCCGTTCTTTAGAGCAGTGGTCGTGTAGTGAATATCGTAAAAATCCCATTCACCTTCAAAGTATTCAGGCTTCTCCAACCCTATTTTTCTTAAATTTTTAGCCTTTGCTGCCAAAAATAAGCCATCCAAGACAGCTACATTGTCGTAAGGCCCGTAAAAAGTTGGGTAAGGCTGCTTTTTTTCGTTCAAATGCATCACTAAACCACTGTGGTAGCCCATTTTATGGTTATCCCAATTCCACCAAACGGCATCTTGGCCTAAAAATCGTGTTCCTGCTGGTCCAACGAAGCAAATTTCTGGATTTTCAAGCTCTTCTTTTAATATTTTAACAAAATCTTTGTTTTTTGTCGTTATTTGGATGTCATCGTGACATAAAATGATGATATCTTCATCGTCAGGATTAACTTTTTTAAGAGCATTTGAATAAGCTTTGAATATAGATGAAGAATTGACTAATAAATGTACTTTAATATTATTAGTATTCAAAAAATTTAGTAGTTCTAGAGTTATATCATTAACTTCTTTAGTTCTAGTACATATAAAAGCATATATATTCATATAGATATAATAGTACTAATTTAATTTTTTTATGGAACAAAGTTTAACTCATGAATTTAAAGCTTGTAAAGAGGATCCTAACTATTTTATATCAAAATATATAAAAGTTGTGCATCCAGTTAGAGGATTAGTACCTTTTAAACTTTATGGATTCCAAAAAAAGATATTAACTGACTTACAATCTCATAGATTTAATATTCTAAGAAAATTTAGACAGGCAGGATGTACTACGATAGCTGCTGCTTACTGTTTGTGGTTTGCAATATTTAATAAACATAAATCTATCATAATTTTATCCAAGGGAGACGCTGAGTCAACAGAAGTTTTAGATAGAATAAAAATAATGTATGACGAACTTCCAGAATTTTTAAAACCCGGCATAATTGAAGACAATAAACACACATTAAAGTTAAATACCAACTCTACAATTAAATCTAGACCTTCAGGAAAGCAGTCTGGTCGTTCTTTAGCAGGATCTATGCTTGTAATTGATGAAGCAGCGTTTATTGACAACATAGATACCATTTGGGCTGCTGTTTATCCTATTATTTCTACTGGTGGCCGTGCTTTCGTTTTATCTACTGTAAATGGTGTTGGAAACTGGTATTATGATGTTTATAATAAAGCCTTAAATAAAGAAAATTCATTCAATGCCATAAATATTAAGTGGCAAGATCATCCTGAGTATAAAAGACATTTAGGTTACGAATGGTTGTACAAGGAAATGGAAGATAAAGGGCTTAGTGTTGATGATTGGGAAAAGACTACTAGGGCAAACATGCCACTCAGACAATGGATGCAAGAATATGAGGGCGTATTCTTAGGAACTGGTGAAACCTACATTGCTGGAGAGATTTTAAGCAGAATTAATTCACAAACCAGCCAACAATATTATCAAAAATATGGAGATCGGATGCGAGTTTGGCAAGACCCTTTTCCATATTATACTTATATTCTAGGATGCGATGTTTCCTTAGGTGGAAATCGGGATTATTCTGCTTTTCATATTATTAATACTTATAATGGGCAGCAAGTTGCAGAATTTTATTCAAATAATACCCCAATAAACGAGTTTGCACAAATTATTAATCAAGAAGCAAGTATATATAATATGGCATATGTGATTCCTGAGAGGAATACCATAGGCAACAATTTAATAGATTGGCTCTTTAATGTTTTGGAATATGAAAACCTTTGGTCTGACGATAAAGGTAAGTTTGGTTATCAATTGACAAGCCAAAATAGAGAACAGCTTCTTGCTACTCTGGAAGAAGCTTTGAGAACTGATAATATAAAAATAAACTCTAATAGAACTTCAGACGAACTTCTTACTTTTATCGTGAACGAGCATGGAAAGGCCAAAGCTGAAAAAACTAAGAATGATGACTTGGTTATGAGTTTGGCTTTGACAGTTTTTGCATACAAGAACCTTTTGGATACATACCCCCAAGATTATTTCAAGACAACCGACAATTCACAACAAAAATTGCCTATGCCTAGTAAAGCGATTAAGCAAGGATTGACAGAGGAAGATTACAAATGGCTGATGAAGTAAAAAAAATAAATGAAGGATACACGGAATTCGGTAATACGAACGAAACCGAATTCTATTATCCTGTTGGACCGTTAGGAAGATTCTTTGCTAAGTTCTTCGCTCGTAAGGCTGCTCCCTTAGTAAGAAAAGAGCTAGAGGTCAAGAGCGGCGATACGATCATCAATCCTGATGTAGTAAACAGCGAATCTGAAGGCGTGATGGGTGCAGTTAGCCGTACTCCAGTTATGCCACAACTGGAGATGAATCGCAAGCGTAGATACAAAGACTATGAAGAAATGGATGATTATCCAGAAATAGCAGCTACTTTTGATATCTATGCGGATGATTCTACATTAAAAGGAATCCATAACGAATATTGGAGAGTTAAATCAGAAAGCGAAGATGCAATTAAAGAAGTTGAACGATTGTTCGAAAGAATGAATGTTCATAGATATCTTTGGGATGTTGTCAGAAATACCGTAAAGTATGGAGATTGCTTCGTTGAAGTCGTATTAGATGTCAGCAAACCAGAAGAGGGTTTGAAGAAGATTAAGATTCTTAATCCCGCATACATAATTCGTGTGGAAAATGAGTTTGGGTATTTAAAAGAGTTTTTGCAGGAAGTGCCATCTAAGACCAACATTGACAACTTTGGAGACACGATGTATCAAGGAGGCAAGCCCAACCAATACATAAAACTCGATAAGAATCAGATAATACACTTCAGATTGCATACTTCAGATCCTGCATTCTACCCATATGGAAAATCCATAGCAGCAGCTTGCCATAGAACATTCAAATCATTGCGTATGATGGAAGACGCGATGATGATTTACCGTCTTGCACGCGCACCCGAGCGTAGAATATTCTACATTGATACTGGAACTCTTCCAACTCAAAAAGCAGAGTTATTCATCGAACGAATCAAAGAGAAATTCAAAAAGGAGAAATTCTACAATTCAACTACGGGAAATATTGATGCAAGATTTAATCCTTTGAGCGTTGATGAAGATTATTTCGTGCCAACAAGAAATGGCGCAGGAACTAAGATCGATACTTTAAAAGGAGCAGAGAACCTTGGCGAGGTTGACGATGTTAAGTACTTCAGAGACAAGTTATTAGCTGCTTTGAAGATACCCAAAGATTACATAGTGGAATTTGACAAGTCTCCAGAAAGAAAAGCTAATCTAGCTCAATTGGATGTTAAGTTTGCTAGAGTAATCTTGCGTGTTCAAAAATCAATAGAAGTTGGTTTGGAAAACATTGCAAAAAGACATTTACAGCTTAAGAACTACCCACCATCCTTAATCAAGGATATTAAGATAAAACTTCCTGATCCTTCCGATATGTTTGCAAAACGCAAGCTAGATTTGGATGAACAAAAAACCAGAGTTATTCAAGCCGTAAAGGGGTTAGGTTTATTCTCAAATAAAACTATATATAAAGAATATTATGATATGTCCGAAGAGGAAATCGATAGAGAACTTGAGGACTTAGAAGAAGAAGCACAAGAAGCTGCTGCCAAGCAAATGGAGCAGCAAGCAGCCATGGCACCACCTGCTCAAGCTGGAGCGGGTCCCGGTTATGGAGAGGCGGGGGGCCAAGAAGGCGCAGAAAATATACCTCCAACAGCCGCAGGGGCACCCGTGGCTGAAGGATTAGAAAAATTAAGTAATATTGTTAGTGTTTCGGATGAAGAGCGATTAATTTTAGAAAGAATCCTCTTAAAACAAAAAAATAAAAATAAATAAGATTAGATACCATATATAATCAATAGATACGGAGTGTTTTATGTTTACATTGTACGAAAACAGAGATAAGAAGGTAGCTTTACTAATAAAGCTAGGGGATTGCTTAAGTCGCTCATTAAGAGAGAATATTTCTTTATTCTCCATAGATGGGGCTAATAGTACTGTAACTTATATTACTGAGAGTGATAAAGTTATTAGTGGGTCCTATGATATCGGAAAGGATGTTATCTTAAAAAATATCAAGGTTCAAGATTCCTCGATATTCAAGGATGATGGTCTATATCAAGGATTCATAGATGAGAAGGTATCTAACTTTGTTGGAAGTATTTACGCAGACGATTATAAAGGTGCGGATAATACTTTCAATGAACTTTTAAGTCTGTGGGAAAATAGACTTAAATTTGATACAGTTCAAGCTAAACTAGCTATTAAGACTGAAAAATTCAATGAGTCTCAAAAAATATTAACAACTGATGAATTCCTCAGATTCTTAGAAATTGAACCTCAAGTTGTCAATTTCTTGAAGAAGAACTACGATAGAATTAGCAAGGTGCCAGAGATCAAGAATGCTATCAATCTATCTAATACAATATCAGAAGGCTTCAATTTCCCCTTCATGACCTATAAGCAACTCGCTGAATCCGAAACATACATTTTAAATGATGGAAACTCCGAAACTATCTATGAGATGATCTGCCGTCAAGAGCTAGTTAAGAAAGAACTTCTGGAATCCAAAAAGGAGTTTGATACGATTTGGGCAACCAGCCCAGCTATTCAAAAACTAGCTAGCTGCATTTTCGAAGAAGATACCAAAGTTGTCGAAGCTCTCGCGGAAGCCATAAAAGAAATACCTTACTTGGCTTTGGCTTCAAAGAATAATCTATTTAAAGTATTTAATAGTGCTTTAGCTGATGTGGATGGCATAGGTGTTTCAGAAAAAGACATTCAAAAGTTCTCTTCTAAGATTTTTGAAGCTAAAAAAGAGGTTAAGGAATTTATGATTAATACTCTAAATGAAAAATTTGGAGTAAATGTACAAAATCTACAAGATCCACCTAGCTTCAAGAGTCTTGTCAATGGACAAATAGTGATTTTTGAGACAATTTCAAGACTAGCACCAAATGGAAGTATAATTAAGAAGACTTTAAATGAACTTTCAGACTCCCTCAAAGATAAATCAGGAGTTGAAGCAATTGATGTTAACACGATAATTTATGAAATGTTCATAAAGGCTGGATATGGACAGATTTTGAATGAAAACAGGATGTTGAGCAAATACGCTTCAGTTGATTTTAGAAGAATTGCTAAAGATTTGAGCGATATATCATCCGTAATCGATAGCATGAAGGATAAACTAATGTCAGACCAAGGTAACCAAGATACTGGATATGAATCTGACGAAAACATGGAGCCTGAAATGGGGGGCGAAGAAGAGATAGAAGGCGAAGAGGGCGAAGAAGAGATGGGGGATGAAGAAGAAATGGCTCCCGAACAACAAATGGCTCCAGAAGGTGAAATGCCAGAAGAAGAAATGGCCCCAGAAGAAATGGAAATGCAAGCTCCAACAGAAGTTAAGAGCCAAGAACAAATGATGGATGATTTAAATAATTTGGAACAAATGATCAAAGATTTGGCTGACGAACTAAATATTGGGGGAGAAGAAATTCCTTCTCCAGAAGAAGAAGAGGTGGATTGATATGGCAAGTGTCACTCATGCACAAAGAACTTTTTGTAAATTAGCGCAAATTCCCACTGACTCTAACTTATCTCTTAGTTGTGTTGATTCTTCAGGACAATTAATGGATTGTAATTATTTATCTGTAACTTATGGAGCAAGTGGTACTGGAGCCTCTTATTGCTTTGTATCTCCAAGAGTAGGTGCAGCCACAAATGTAACTTCTTTAAATATTACATCATTAACTACAAATGGAGCTTCAGGGGCACTAGGAACTGTAGTATTTTCTAGATCTACTCAATCAGAAAGAACTGATTATCTTTGTTTAGGATCAGAAAAATTTAATATTATTGATTTTAAAGTATCTGGTGGGGGGGGTTATGCCTCTATAACTTACGGGGTAGTTAGACCAGTTAATAATATTAGACTTTCAGATAATATACTATATGATAATGGAAGTTAATAGGAGTTTAGAATGCCAAGCTCAGTCTCTTCGGTAGTATTTACAATATATGATCCCGAAGAAAATACAATACAATCATTAAGAGCAGTAGGTGGCCCACTTTTAGAAGAATTAGGTGGAACATCTAGAAGTGATTTATCTGGATTATTTTCATCTGTTGGAAATGTACCTGTAACTTATGATTCTGCAAATAAACGCTTCTTAGTTCAAGAAGTTACCGGAGTCTCTGCTGAAGTAACTTTTGATTCTGTTAGTGCTGCAATTGCAAGTGGGTCTGGCGAAATTGTATTTAACGGAGATTTTAAAACTGCCGGAGGTGGAAGATTTGTAGGAAATGTCTCTGGTAATCTATCGGGAAATGCTGATACTGCGTCTTTAGCTACTTTAGCAATATCTGCAACTTCTGCTTTATCAGCAACTAATGCAGAGATAATTAGAAATGTTAAATTTAATGGAGTTGCTTACGATCTATCTTCCAATGTGGATGTAACTGTAGCTGCTGGAACTGCCGTAGTAGATTTTACTTCAGTTAGCTCCGCATTGTTTAGTGCAACAGGCCCAATATCTTTAAATAATAACGATTTTAATAATGTCAAAGATTTTAGGGCTAATAATCTAAGCGGAGATTCTGTATCTAGTAATACTTATAAAGGTACTACTATACAAGTAGGAACAGCATCTGCGACTACATCTTTCTCTGGCCCTGCTGCAACTATAAGTAATTTTACAGGAATAATAGGTCGATTCCTTACAAGCGTATCATCTCCAAATGTTAGTGCAGATGATGCTAAGTTTACCAATTCAGCATCTGCTAATAGTTTATCAGGATTAATAGGTCGATTCTTAACTTCATTGTCTGCTGCTTCGGTAAGTGGCACAAGTGTTAATGCAGGAACATTGAATGCTACAGGAAATACTACCTTAGGAGCAATGACAGGAACGACAGGAAAATTCACTTCAGAGGTATCATCTCCTTTAACTATAGGAAACACAGTATCCGCAACAAATATTGAATCGGAAGGTAACATAACATCTCAGGTAGGAACTATTCAAGGTCCTATAGGAAGATTTACTTCTAATTTATCAGCAACAGATCTTTCAGGATTAATAGGAAGATTCCTTACAAGTGTATCATCCTCAAATGTTAGTGCAGATGATGCTAAGTTTAATAACTCAGTTTCTGCTAATAATTTATCAGCATTAATAGGAAGATTTATAACTTCATTATCTGCTGCATCAGTAACAGGAACAAATATTGTTGCCACTAATGCCACCGCAACTAATTTTACTGGAACGGCAATTAATACTGGATCATTAGCAGCAACTGGGAATATTAGTACCGATGGAAATATAACTGCAACAGGTAGTGGTAAAACTATAAAAGGAGAAACAGTATCTTCTACAAATTCCTATGTGGATATAGCTGAAGCAGCAAATGTTATTGTTACTAATGGACTTACTTCTCCTAGTTTATCTGCGACAGATTTAAAAGGAGTCAGTGTTTCTTCTCAAACATCTTTGTATGCAACTGATACGATTTCAAATTCCTTAAGTTCTACGAATTTGAGTTCTAATGATGCTAAATTTACTAACTCAGCATCTGCTAACAATTTATCTGCTTTGATTGGAAGATTCTTAACTTCATTGTCTGCTGCTTCGGTAACAGGAACTATTCTTGCAGGAACAACTGGTAACATAACAACAGTAAATGCTACTAATGCTAATGTTGGGAACTTTACAGCTACCAATGCTACCGCAACTAATTTTACTGGAACAACAGTAAATGCAGGAACTTTAGCTGCTACAGGAAACACTACTTTAGCAAGTGTTACTGCTACAGGAGCTACAATAAATGGAAACTTAGCTGCTACAGG